ATAAAATAAGGCTTCGTAGCGGTTCAAGATGATTTTTCATCTTATACCGCATCTTATACTCATCACGCATTTACGCCATTTATCGGCATTTCATCTTGTACCGTGAGTAAAAAGGGAGGAAGTTGTTATGAAAAAGAAAATTTTAATCGCTATTGTCTTGGCATTATCCTTATTTACTCTGACAGGTTGTAGAAAAAACGAAACAACGTTTGGAGATGGGACAAAACATGAAAATTTACTTTCATACATACATGATTTAACTGACTGGAATTTAGAAGGTAAAGATTTAAAGAATTCTTCTTTCAGTCAAAGTGGATATGATTATCGAAGTGAAGAAAAAATAGACGGAATTTCAGATAATGTTTCTATTACGTATAACACGAAAAAGGGTAAGGAAGTTAATAAAGCTGATCTTTCTTTTGAGGTAAAATCTAAAGAGGAAGGAATTAAAGTCATTGGTAAAATTTTAGATGAATTAAATCAAAATTATTCTATTTCATCTCAAAAAATCCGTAATTACCAAATATCAAACGACGATGATAATTATAATTATGACAAATTAAGTAATGACGAAGATTTGACTACATTGATTTCTACAAAAATTGAAAACAAAGAAAAAGTTGAAATTGAAGCGTACTATAATCCAACGGATTCAAGTTTTGAAAAAATCTATTTTGATATAGCAATTAACGACGGAACATTAAGTGAAAACTATGATGATGCATATATACATCTTAAAATCATAAATGACCCTAAAGATTCAGAAATAGAGACAGAGAATTACTATGGTGACGGTGACAGTACAACTTATGAAGAAGATTATTCCGATGATGAATCTCCTTCAGACGACTATTATGATGATGATGAAACAACTGAACAACAGGTTACAGCAGGTGAAAGAAACGCATTAGATAAAGCTTATAACTATCTTGATACCATGGCATTTTCTAAATCAGGTTTGATCAAACAACTTGAGTATGAGGGATTTACAAAAAGTGAAGCTAAATATGCAGTTAATAATTGTGGTGCGAACTGGAAAGAACAGGCCGCTAAAAAAGCCGCTCAGTATTTGAAAAGTCAGTCATTTTCCAGGGCCAGATTAATAGAACAACTTGAATATGAAGGATTTACGAGCAAACAAGCACGATATGGTGTAAAAAAATCATACAAATAAGGAGGGGGAAGTTATGAAAAAGAAAATTTTAATTGCCATTTTATTATGTACTTCAATCATTCTGTTAGCTGGATGTGGGGATAGTTCTACTGAAGAATCAACGACTGAGGAAACTACTACTGAAGCGACAGAAGCCACTACGGAAGCAAGTACGGCATCTGAAAAAGATTTGGAAAAAATCAAAAAACAGGCGAAAAAAGATTTTGTAAAACAATGTAAGACTTATGATTATCGAAAATTGATAAGAAATGAATCAAAATACACGGGTAAGCCTGTCGCATATCGAGTGAAAATAGCACAGGTCATGAAGGATAGTTATACGAATGGTTATCGAGCGTATATCGTAAGGAATGGTCAAACTGATATAGATTGTGAATTTTATATTAAGGATTTAAGGTCAGATTCAGAAAGAGAAAAAAACAAATTACTTAAAGATGATATTATAAGTGTTTACGGAAGGTTTAACGGATTTAAACAAATCACACGTGCTTTAACTAAAAATACAGATGATGTTCCAAGAATTGATATGCAGTATGTTACTTTAAGAAACTAAATAAAAACCGCCCGGCGGCAACCAGGCGGCGAGAACATAACTCCGAAGAGATACTTATACTGCAAAAATATAGTATCATCTTCGGACAGCGGTCGCAATCGGAACATTCGTTCGCTGTTATTTTTGTACCCATTTTTAAGGAGGATGGTATTATGCAAGGTAGCGTGAGAAAAAAAGGTAATACGTGGTATTATAGGATTGATCTAGGGATTATAGACGGCAAAAGAAAGCAAATAGAACGTAAGGGAGGGGAGACTAAGGGTGCGGCTCAAACGGCCCTTAGAAAGGCTCTGAATGAGTTTGAGAGCACCGGTGAGGTCCACATCCCATCTGAAATCACTCTCTCTGATATGGCCCGGGAATGGTTCGATGAACGGACCAAGAAAAAGGCCCTGGGAACGCGGAATGACTATGAAAATGTGATCCGGAATCACATAGAAAAACATAAGATTGGAAAAATGAAAATTAAGGTTCTGCAGAACAAGCCGGAGATTCTTCAGGAATACATTGACGAAAAGTCAAAGACCTACGCCGACAGCACTATGAAATCTCATTTTGCTGTTTTAAACGGGTCTTTCCGGTATGCGACATCACCAAAGAAAAAATACATTAGAAATAACCCAATGCTCCACGTCGAGCGTAAATCATTTGATGAAGACGTGGATATTTTTGATATTGATAATGAAAAAGAACCAGACGTGATCACCGTAAAAGAATACGAAAAAATTATAGAACGCTTCTCTGACACTATTTACGAATTACCGACTCAAGTCGGATTTCATACCGGGTGCCGGGAGGGTGAGGTCTGTGGAATCCTCCTAGATGATATAACGTGGTTCACCACCACTGCGACAATGTTCCGCCGGCCGCCGGCCGGGAGACTCAAACGACGTTCTATAAATATCACTACTGCCCCGGTCATCCGCCGGGAGAAAGTAAAGACGGTTAATATATACGGGGAAATTCATATTTGTAAAAAGATGTTCTACAACAATAAGGAAAAGTGCTGGGAATTGGGGCCTACAAAAGGAAAAAAGGATCACACCATTCGAGTCGGGAAAATCCTCATGGATGATATAACAAAAGCCCTGGAACAGCGGGAAATTGAGCGGGAAAAATGCGGCCCATTCTGGACTAAGTGTTTCCTGAAGCGGGTTAAGATAGACGGAAAAAACCATGCTCAGATCATTACTGCCCCACTGTGGGAAGTGGATGAGCAGTACAAGGACCTGACTCCGATCGAATTCCTATGTAGCAAATTTGACGGGTCCCCGGTAACAAATCAGACTTTAAAATACGGGAATAAGGTCGTCAAAAAGATGTATGACCAACTCCCGGATAAGGAACAGTTTCCGAACCTTGAAAAATATCACTTCCACATGCTCCGGCATACTCACGCCACACTTTCCCTAGAAGGCGGTGCCGATCCGAAGGATGTGCAAGAACGACTTGCCCATACGAATATAGCCACAACTATGAATGTATACGCCCATACAACCAAAGAAACAAACAAACGTACCGTAGAAGCCTTTGAACGGGCAATAAAAAAGGACCTATGATGGTCCTTTTTCTTTTTCCCACATTTCAGATTCCGTGGGAAAGACGTGGGAAAATCTATGAAAAAGATAATTTTAGGCAAAGAAAAAAGCCTAAGAAATGGCTTATTTCCTAGACTTTTTAACAGGGGCAGAAGGACTTGAACCCTCGACCTGCGGTTTATCGAACTCACTATTTGTGAATATTCTCAATTATCACTGTAACGCTTGCAAACCCGCATAAACACTGGGTTTTCAGCGATCAGATTATTCTTTGTAAACCATAAAAATTTTTGTTTATTATAAAATATTTCCCACGTTCGTGGGAAAACCGTGGGAAAATTCTTTATTATAACAGTTCTATATCTGTAATTTTAACAATCGTCTCGAGAGGATCTTATTTTTCTTCTATGATCTCGAAACAATAATTAATCCAGTCTGAATCAGTAAGCTGGATACTATAAGATTCCTGCGGCACGTCTCCTGTGCCGTCCCAAAGATCACCGAGAACTATCTCTCCCCCTGCTCTACATCTGGAAGGTCATTATCAAATTCATCAATCTGTTTCGCTCTTTCTACTATATTATACATGTTTATCCACCTCCGCTTTTCTTTATTTTACCATATTCTTATCGTTTTTTCTATGCAATTTTATTAAATACGGTCACCGCCGTATATTGCATATCGGGAATAAGATGACTGTATGTATTAATTGTTGTTTCTATACTTGAGTGCCCAAGACGTTCCTGAACCACTTTCGGATGTACGTTGTGCGCAAGTAAAACACTCGCGTGGGTATGTCGAAGTTCATGAAAAGTCCTCCGGGGTACTCTTGCCGTTTCACATATTTTTGAAAAAGCAGTCGAAATATTCCATGGTACAAAAAAAGTGTCATTGTTCGGGAATAAGAAAGTCGATTCAGATTTATGAGCAAGATTCCATAAAAAATTCATCAGAATCTTGTCGCATGCAATCCTGCGGCGACTCGATTTGGATTTAGGCTCTTTTAAAATTATTTTTCCATTTTTATTCATGGACTGAGTTTTTTGTACCTTGATAAAACCGCCGTTAAAATCAATATCTTGTTTTCGTAAGGCGTAAATCTCACCCTTTCTCATCCCGGTTCGGTATGCGATAAACTCCCCGGAATAAAGCCAATGGATGCATTTTACTTTAAGAATTTTTTCCATCTCCAATTCTGAAAATGGATTTATTTCCTTCTTATCTGTTTTTGGAATGACGATCTTATAACAAGGACTGGACCATTTTGGGATAATTTCATAGTCCATGGCGTACTCAAACGTCATATTGATAAGTTTAAAATAATTTGTGATTGTCTCTGATTTATAGCCTTTTTCATATAGTAGTTTAATATAATTTTGTATGTCTTCCCTTCCGATCTCATTTATATCCATGTTGTAAAAATACTCATTAATGAAATTTAAACTTTTCTGGTATGAGTATGCGGTAGATTCTGCTATTTCCATTTCATGAAGACCAAACCACTTCATAGATACCTTTTGAAAAGCTTCCATCAGGATCACTCCCTTCCCCGGGAGTAAAACCGCTCCCGGTCGGCCTGGAATTTAGAACTTTTCTACACTTGTCACTTCTAAGTAGAAAGCTTCTGCGCCTTCATCTTCTCCGCTGTCAATGGTAATTTCAAAACTGATCTTAATTTCACATTCACCACTTTCAATCCCGGTATAAATGACATTCCCATGCTGTTTGATATCTTCCATAATTCTATCGTCCAAAACGGAGTAAAATCCGTTTTTAACCATGACATTGTCTAACTCCACAAAACTTACTTCTTTATTTAATAATTCTTCCATTCTTCTCATTTTCGTTTCCTCCTTGACTTTCCGACCGTTCGGTCTTAAAATAAATGTAGTAGTTTATAATTGAAAGGGGATGGCCGGTAGTTATCCGGCAAATCCCTGTGGTGCTATCCTCGGATGTATTCGATGTACTCGGCTTCTGTTGAGAACAAGATGTAAATGCCGTTTACATATCCCATATATCCATAGGATGTGTAATATCCTTTCAAGGGTATCACCTCCTTTCTATAAAGATCGGGGAGTTAAGAAGTGGAGTTCTTAACTTCCTTTTCTTTATACTTATATAATACATTATTTTTAATGTATTTTCAATTGACATTTACAACAAAAATAATGTAATTCTGTTGTGCATTTTGTACATTATAAATAATGTATTTAAATTGACATTACATTCAATATAATGTACTATGTAAAAAGGAGGTGGTCTGATGTTAATATATAAAATGGATGTATTGGAGAATCTAAAAAAGGCCGGGTATAATACAACCCGATTGAGAAAAGAAAAACTATTAGGTGAAAATGCGATACAATATATCCGCCAAGAAAAACCTGTGGGCGCAAAGGCCCTCGATAGAATATGTGAATTACTCGATTGTCAGCCAGGTGATATTTTAGAGTATAAAAAAAGTCAGGATTAAATGTCCTGACTTTTTATTTGGTATCCAATCTTTGATTTTGTCACAACCACTTCTACATCCTGCCCGGAAGTTATCCCAAGTGTGAGAGCGATTGCACCGGATGACAAAGTATATTCATCTGAATTTAAATGTAAGTTGTTTATATAAATATCCACGATGTCCCCCGGTTCATACTCAGGGACCCCTATTTCAAAAGAAAACGTATTTGTTTCAGTCGTGAATTTATTTTTATATTGCTCAACATAAGTATTTACATTTAGTTGATCTGTCAGAGTTGTAAACCACGTATCAAAACCGGTTTTCTGCTCTGTTTTCCAGTCAGTTAATTTGTTTTCATAATTATTTATCCATTCTTTCATCTGCTCATATTGAAAATTATACAAAGATTCCCATTGTATGAACAGATCGGCGGTATCTACCTGTGTAATAAGTCCTGTTACAAATCCACATAAACTCGTATTCGGACGCTGATCAGTGACATAAGCATCTGTAAACGACGTGGCAAGTGCTTTCACGTATACAGTTGCAAGACAAATTTCTTTTGCCTCAGATGTTTTTTCGAGCACCGGTATCAAAGGACTTGTTGCCGGTTCTCCCTTTTTTACCGTCGGTACAATATTTCGCACAGCCTGTGAATTATCGAATCGTAATACAATCGCATCTATCCGGTTCAGTGAAGAACTTGCCTGATCTAATGTAAGTACCTCATTGCTGTCGATCTGTATGTAGCGGCCGTTAATATACGCCTTTCCCGGCGTAATACTGACGCTCATGTCATTGTTTGCAAGTACCTTACACCCTCGGCCAAAGTTCTCAAGAACGCCGTCAGATATCAAGCCCTCATAGTAGTGCGACATATCCGTAGCCCCATACGTTCGGTCACCGTCAATCGCGTCAAAAAATCCTGTTCTATATGCCATATCCTAAACCCCCCATGTGTCGAATGTTGGAACGATTTTGTAACCGCTCTCATCCTCATTTTCTAATGCTTCGATAATACGGGTATTTGCTTTCACTCCGTATTCATTTTCTACGCTGACGACATCGCCCAAATAAAAATCATCATTGAATTGATAGGTTCGTGTCGTCTCCACCTCTCCGGAAATAGAGTCCGTCACCTTCAACAAATTTAATTGTTCATTCCCGTATTCCTCGAGTTTCTTCAAATATGTTTCGACGTTTATGATCCCGTAGTTCGTAGACATCCCGGAACTGTCGATGTATGTTTCACAACGATCAAGACCGGTGCTTTCTCCGATACTGACCGTTTTCTGATCGACTCCTTCACCTTCTCCGCCGACGACAGCCGCATTTTTGTATTCTGCGACATCGTGTATATATTCCGTAGAAATCAAGTTATCAAATTCCGGGCTGAAGATTACATAATCGTTCGTCGACTGCCCATAGCTTCGATCAGTTCCGGTGTAAAGAGTAAAGAGAAATTGATTTTTTTCGTTCAGAACTGTCCGGAACCCGATTTTATAATTCTTACAGATTTCCGTAATGACTTCTAATAGACTTTGTCCTGTGATCTGAATATCCATATTGTAATCCATTTCTAATCCAATCTCGGGGCCAAGGATGAAATTATCTATTTTCCGCCGGGTGTCCCTCGGTGAAATGATATTTTCCTCAATCAGCCGGCGGATGCAAAGTTCCACCCGGCCGGTCAATGTCGTCTGAGAAATGACAATTCGACGATCCAGAATAGATTCAAGAAATCGGCCTGTGACCGTCAGGTAATTCCCAATTTCGTGATTCGTAGAAGTCGTGATTTTTTCCACGATTCCAAGGACATCCTTTCCGGTCCTCATGACGTAATTCCCGGCCTGCAACAGTTCAATATTCGTCTGATTTGCCCGGATATAAATTTCAAAATCCCCGGTATCAAAATATCGCTCATTCCAGATCACTGATGAAGCAGTGTCGATGAGTCCTATTTGATTGAATTCCCGGTCTAAAATATATAAGTCCACGCCTACACCCCCTCGTATTCATAAGTATGCCGAAATGCGATGTCCAGCAGTTCGCCGCCGGTATCCGCCCGGTAAGTAAAATGATTTTCTCCCGGAAGAAGCTGGAACCATTCCGGATTTTTTTCTAAGTAGCGGATGTAATTAACCCGCTTCCCGTTCTGTTCCAGATAAATCGCCTTTTCTCCATTATGAGTATTAATCACAACCTTTTCACCTGTCGTCATCTTAATATTCAGCTTTATTCCGCCCAGGGTGTCATCTGAATAAATAGCCGGATTTGTTACCTCTCCCAGGGCTGTCAATTCGATGATTAAACCGGTGTCCACGTCGCCCTCATTGACAATCGTGGTGATCTGGACCCGGTCGATCTCAGAAAATGGAATTGGTGTTTCTATGGAAAACGGAAAGGTGAATCTTTTCTTTAGCTGGGACATAGAAATTTTCGTTTCATCTACGTCTTTGAAAAATGGATAATTGCACAACACGGAAATTTGGGCCTTTTGACCATTCTCAAAAAAATCACATGGTAAATTTTCCGTATACCCGTCAATATAAACGTCCCTGGTGCCGTTCTTAAAATATAGCCTACACCAGTCCTTAATTTTAAAGAACCGGTACAATCTAATTCGGTTTGCTTCCACCGGCTCTTTTATCCTTGCCGTAATCACAATGTTTCGATTTTCTACTCTTGCAGAGTTGTAAATTGTTCCATCGTTCGTCCCAACCGTGGATGTATTAATTGCGGCCGACGGAGGGGCTAAGCCGTCTATTTTTTCGATGATATATTCGCTCGTTAAATCTAATATTTCACCTTTTTTATTTTCTACTTTTAAAGTAAACATACTCCCCCTCCTTACATAACATAAGCGATCCCGTTTTTTGTTTGTCTGTAAATATCCAGTCGGCTCAGTGGTTTCGGGCTGTTGATCGTCTGATTGAAATTGACAATCTTTGTATTTGCCGCATTACCTAAACCATCCGCCTTTATATCAGCGGTGGCCTTTTTAATAGCCTGGACCGGTACACTATTTACAAGTGTGTCTTTTGCTCTTTCCATAGATTTCACAAAATTTTGCACATATCCGACGGCTGAGAAGTCTCCCATTTCCCCAAATACCCGGGATGGACTCTTAATTTTTAATTCGTCCTTAAACGAATTTATAATACTATTCGCTACGCTCTTAACAGATTTACTGAGATAACTTGTATCGCCTTTGAATCCATTTAAGAATCCGCTCATACACTGCTTTCCAAGTTCTTCGAGTTTTTTATCAAGGCCCGAAAAAGCACTTGATATAGCTTTGTCATAATCATTTGCGACCTTATCAAAATCACTTTTATAAAGATTCTTTGACAACTGTTCAGACAGATTCATTTTCTCGGTATAAGCATTATTGTAAGCCTGTAACTCAGCGTCGCTCATGGAAAGAAGCTGGTCCATGAAGGCTTTCCCCTGATCCACGTCATATGTAGCGATCTGGTTGAAAAGTTCTTCAGATACCTTACCTTTGATCGTATTCAGGCTTGCCATGTATGCCTTAATGCCCTCTGTCTGCTTCTGAATATCGTTGACCGTGATTACATTCGCGGATGAGATTTCAAAAAGATCGCCGAACCCTTTTAACTTCTGGGTCATTGTCTCCTGAAGATTTGTGAGTTCATCCCAGCGCGCCTGATACGTCTCGGTAATCCCGTTGATCGTATCCGCGACAAGCTGTTCAGCCTTAGAGCCAAATTCAGTCATGGCATCCGTAAAATCAGCCAGAGATTTTTCCGCCGCTTTTTGATAGGCACTCCGTTTATTTTTAAGAGATTTGATCGACTTATTGTAAGCCTTTTCAATGTCCTTAATCCCCGGGGCATATTTATCTGTTACGGCATCTCGCATCTTCTTTTTTGATTTTTTAGATGCTTTTTTATACTTCTCGGATTTCTTTAATTTTTTGAGGGCCTTATCCCGTTTCTTCTTCGCCGCTTTTAAATCATCTGATTTTGCACTTTCTTCTTTTTTGATCTTTGAGTCGAATTTGGCTAAGTTCTGTTCGTATTGATATGTGATTTTATCCTGGGAATACTTCAATTTCGCCTGTACGGAATTTGAAAAGGCTTCGGCCGCGGCGTTCCCGGCATCTGTAAACTTTCCGTTCACGACACGTTTCGCGGTATTTGCCACATTATCCAAAACATTACCCATGAGCGTAACAAGGTCTTTTTCGGCACTCGCCATGCCCTTTGTAATGCCGTTCAGAACAGATTTAGAGATTGTGGAAGTAGCATTTTTCAGGGCCTTCCTCTCTTTTTTACTCAAAATTCCATTCACAAATCCTTTTGTGAAATTTTTTCCGGATTTCTTTCCTTTTCCTGAAGGTGAATGGATGTCTAAAGACTTGTTCAAAGCACCAACGGTATCATCACCAAGCCCTGTTGCGGCGTTTATTGCCGCCCGGCCAAGTGCAACGATACCATTCACGAACCCTTGTCCAAAGTATTTTCCAGACTGAGTTGTGAGTTTTGACGGCGATCCCTCTTTTTGTCCCTTCTTTAATCCGGAATGTGCTTTTGTTCCCACGTTAAACGCCGCTGTAAAAACAGCACCTAAAATATTCCCGTTGCTCATTCCGTTTATAAATCCCTGGACAAAGTTATTTCCGGAAGTTGACGTGTCTACACTCTCAAATCCCTTTTTACCTTCTTTTGCCGCACCTTTTGCGGAGGTTTTAACTTTGCCTGAGTTTTTGTTTATTTGGTCAATGGCTTTATTTAGAAATACAATACCGGATTTATTTTTACCCGCTTCTTTTTCACCCGACTTATTACCGGCTTTCGTTGTCTCCTTCGATGCATTTTGAACTTTGCTTTTTCCGGATTTTATATCTTTTGATTCTTTGTCGGTTTTGACCTTTCCACTTTTGTCTTTTTTTGCTTCTTTTTCACTGACACGATTGGCATTTTTAATGACCTCTTTTGCGGCCATTTCCGGTTTTTTCTTACCTTTTAGAACCTCAGCCATGATTTTCTCCGGTATTTTCTTTCCAGAAATCCCGGCATCCTTGACCATTTTTTCAAAGCTGATGGCGGCTTGCATTTTATCAATAGCCGTTTTGGTTTTTATCGAACCGTTGGCCACCGCGGCAGTTAAAGCCACCGGCACTTTCTTTCCGTCAATCCCGGCTTTTTTCACGGCCTTTTGAAAACTCATAAGGTTTGCAACCTGATCCGCGGCTTTTTGGGGTTCCGTTTTTCCACTTTCAATCCCATCTGCGATCGCTTTTGGAATTTTTAAGCCCTGTTTTTTATATTGCTCGGTTAAATTTCCGAGATCAACCTTCGCCTGTTCCCCTATCTTGTAATTGTCTAAGTTGTCATATTCCTTGTAATACTTTTTCAAGGATTTTTCATTTTCCTTGATCGTCGAATTTACGTTGTACCATTCAAGATTAAGTTTGTCAGCTTTGGCCCTGGCTTTTTCGGCCGCTTGACCTTCGGCGGAATACTTACCCTTATTTCCCTGCTTCTTCTCAGCCGCGGTAGCATCTTCCTCAGCTTTTTTAAGTTTCTTTTTTAAGTCAATCCTTTTTTGAGTCAACTCAGCCTGTTCAGCTTCGATTTTGGAGATATTCGACATCGTGGCTTCCATATTTTTCTCGGTAGCCTTGACGCGCATTAACTCACGAGTCGCATCAATATTTTTCTGGATCGAATCATAACTCTGGTCGAGTTTGTCTTTTTCTTCCTGGTAATGGAGGTTCAGGTCTGGCATTAAACCATTAAGTTCTTTGACAATATCTTTGATTCTCGCCTTTTGTGAAGCTGATTTATTTTCAACCCCCATGAGTTCTTTCAGTTTACCTAAAAGGCTCTGACTTTTTACAGCCTGATCTTCGACGGCCTTGGTATTGTTTTTTTGAGACTTATCACTTTTTTCAAGTTCGTCCCGTAACTTCTCGTGACCCTTTGTCAATTCATCGGTCTTATCGGTTGCTTTTTTTGTAGCCAATGTATAAGCCGTAATACCACCAACAGCACCGGCCAACAACATGGCCCATCCGATAGGATTTGTAGCAAGTACGATGCCAAGTCCCTTCAGGGTCAACCCAAGGTTCTGAAAAGCCGTGATCAATGTTCCGATATTTGTCGCAATTTTAAATACTGCGAATCCTGTACCAATTGCGGCTAAACTTGAAACGATCATCGGAGTATTGGAAAGGAACCAGCCCCCAAACTTCGCCAATGCCGGCACGACAGCGTTTAAGATAGGCTGCAATACATCCACCTCAAAACCACGTTTAATCATGACCAGCTGGGCTTTTGTATTGTCCCACCTGGTCTTGTCTACACTCTCCATTGTCCCCTTGACATCTTTGAATGTGTCCCCGACACTGGTTAGAGACTTAATAAAATCCAGGTTGGAATCCTCACCCATGGTTCCAAACAGCGTGGAAGCCATGGTAAGTGCGTCCTGCTCATTTTTACACTTGTTAATGTCTTTGACGATAGAATCAATGACATCCTTTTGTGATGCCCCGCCTTTCTGCCATTTTTTGAACAGGTCTTGTGTCCCTTTACTATAAATATCCAGATTCTTTTCAACCGAACCGTCCGCTAACTTATTTGTAGCTTCGTTGATCGCGTCATTAACCTTGTCGAGATTATATGCACCGTTGGATGTTCCATTTTCGAGAAGCTGGAAATACTCCCCGGCTGAATACCCGGCCTGCTTAAAGTTTCCGCTGTATTCTGCGACGTTGTCTCCAAGTTCGTCTGTATAGTCAAGACCCACCTGGGAACCCTTCGCGAACAAATCAAAAGCTTCTTCAGAACTGATCCTATACTGATACATCAAGTTGTTAATTCCGCGGATGCTTTCATCAAAATCAGACCCGAAGGTATCCCGGAGATTGATTGCATACTGCGTCATCTCTTTTAATTTTGACGGATCAGTTTCCCCAGTAACCTGTTTCACCTTTGCCATGGAGTCGGCAACGTCTTCGAGTGAGTCACCATAGTCATTCTTATATAAGTCCGACATTTCTTTTTTGAACTCACCCATTGCCTTTGCCCCGACTCCCGTGGAAGCCTGGAATTTAGAAAATGTGTCTTCCCCTTCAATGGCCAAGTTCTTGAGTGCATCAATGGCACTTCCGACGATGTCAGAAACAAAGTTCGCAACCGCACCTTTTGCGACTGTGAAACCGTCTTTGATCTTTTCTCCAACATCCTTTGCGCTATCACCGGCATCATCCTGCGCATGATCAAGATCATCAAGCGCATTATTATACTGTCGAATTTCCCGTTCGGTGCGGGATACGGCCGCCTGCGCATTTAGGAGAGTTACACGGAGATTATCCGCGGACTTCCCGTTACGTTCCTGCTCCCGCTCAACATCAGACAGAGCAGTTCGGTATTTCCTCGCTTCGGCGGAATTTGATCCATATTGCTGTACTGCCTGTTGATATTTCTGCCTGAGTTCCTCGGCACGTTTCCCATTTTCTTTTTCTGCGTCAGAAACCGTTCTTAACTGTTGTGCATAATTTGATACTTTTGATTTTTGCGCCTGCAAAATGGAATCCAGCTGTTTCAGTTTCGCGGCCAATCCGTCCGCATCGTTGCCCCAGTCTTCCATGCCGGCGGAAGTGGCCTTGAACTGCGCATTAGCAAGCTTCATCTGCTGGTTTGCTTCTGTTATTCCTTTTTTTAGGTCGGATATATCGACCTTAAATTTTGTTGTTACGTCCTCCTGCGGCATCCTCTCTCACTCCCCTTTTACAAAATCATGTCATCTGGTGCATAGATACGTTGAACGGTCGGCTTTTTCGGTTTCTGCGCCTGATTCAGACGCTTCACAAGTAACATCACCTCGTGAAGTTCCGTCTTTCGTACTAAAAATGGATTCATAGACGGGAACCGTTCACACAAACTCAAATTTAAATCAAATAAAATTTCGTAAAGGGTGGAATCGCTTCCACCCTCGTCTAGTTTCCCGAATTACCGGTTTCTGCTATTTCATTGATACTATACATAACGATATTTACAAATACGGCAATCAGTTCTTTGACTTTTGTCCTACGAAGTTCCTCATCGCTGAGTCCCTCAAATACATCCTTTAGGAATGGCTTAATCTGCGGCATCAGGTTGATAACCATTTTTGCAACCTCAAGATTGTCGGTCATTTTTTCCAGGTCGAGGACACCTAAAATGTCCTCGACGATTCCGTACATAAGATCGTATGTATCGGTTGTATATGTTTTTTCGACCTCACGGCCTTTGTAAACATTCAGTTTTAATTCCATATATCAATCTCCTTACGCTTCAGGTGGAGTAAGTGCTTTTAAGTTATCCGGTGTAGTGACTTCGTCAAAGAAAGCTGATACATTACATTTACCATCTCTTTCATCTACCACGACTGCTTTAGATGGTCCTTTTACCCACTGTCCTTCAGAATTTTTGAATCCTTTTGTGAATTTATGAGTGGTGTAAATACCTGTGTATGTAAGTTCCTGACCATTAGAATCCGTGGAGTCATCTTCTGTCTTTGAGGATTCCTCTGGGATCGAGAATGTACCTTTCAGTCTCCACATATATCTCTGTGTTCCGTCTGAAAGTTTTTCCCTATATCCAAGGGCATAATAATTATTTCCCGGCTGTGAATCGAGAAATGCCCCGGTTTCATCGTCGATTGTTTTTGATGTTACAAGTGCTAATTTATCCAGAGTCAGTGCCGGAACAGTCAGTTTGATTTCATCCGGCCCTTCGGATGTAATCGTGATCGCGGATGCATTGTCGTAGTATACCGGCTCTGAAGACGAATCGGTGGATTTCGATACTTCTCCAAGTGGTGCAAGCGGTATCACTGCACCTGTTACATACCCGTTCTCCCCATCTACATCTTTCGTGATCGGTGCTACCACGAGATTATCACAACCTCTGAAATGTACAGTTGGTTTTGCTTCGTTCATCTTTTTTCCTCCTTAATAATTTTCTAAACAATATACAGTCAGCATCTTGCAGGCCAAATTTGGCTCATTTGAGTCATAGTCCATTGCTGGCCCGGTTGATACGAAACCGTTTTGTTTTAAATTGCTTCTTAATTTTTTTGCTATCTGGTCAATTTCTACGGGATCTTCTCCGTAGATATATACCCAAAATCCCCATTCACAACTTATTGGGGTGTTATCTACATGTCGGCGTTCATCCGCCTGGAAGTTCCAGAATGTTATGAACTTTTCTGGCAGTTCATCATCTTCCGAAAAACTGCCCTGTCGGACTACCGGAAGTTCTTCCAGTTCCAATATTCCAATCAGCTGTTCCGTCATCTTCCTAACCTCCCCATTTTTTTGTAAATAATCTCTCTTTGCAGTTCCTTTGCTTCTTTTCTGGTCTTGCTTCCGTAGATTGAATTGTATAGATTCCGGTCCGGAGTGATCCGGGGTGTTCCGTACATGAGGTAAATAGACGGCATACCCCCGTTTGTAATATCGAACCCAATGTCTACACCAGCAACTAAGCCTTCCCACTCTACTCGGGGGTCTTTTACAATCGACTTCCCGGTATTCCCGGTATATTTGATGTTGTGAGGTTGCCAAGCCCTTTCGATCCCTGGCGTTATTTTCTGATGAGTTGCTTTCAATGCATCTTCGGCCGCTTCTTTTACATTGCCGCCCATTTCCTCAAACTGTTTCATGACTTTTTCCATTCCGGAAAAGTCAAGGTAACATTTGCTCATACACCCTTCACCTTGAATTTCATGAAATGATTTTTCCTTTCGATATTTTCTGGTTTACTGATGATCTGATATTTTGAACCGTCGTCAAGGGTAATAAATCCAAGATGAACAATTTCACTGTCCCAGTATGTTTCGACGACCGCGGTATCTTCAATGATTACCACGCCATTTTTCTGTGTCTCAGTTCCCCCATATGTTTTGAAAGAACAATATCGGAAATTGTCGTCTACCGGCTCTCCTTTGACGATTGTTTTTCCCTGGGAACTTGTCTTAACCGGACGTTCCAGCTTGAAAGGCACGTTGTAAGGAAGGCTTGGTTTAAAGGCGGCCACGGTCCTGAACCTCATAAAACAGCTTCATGAACTCATCTAATTCATTTCTAATAACTTCTTTGTTTTCCTCATACAACTTCGCATCCTGTATGACCTGAAATACGTTGTCTTCTTCGGCACCATCCTTACTCACGGTCCCTGTAATATACACGACAATCTGATCAGACCCCGGAATCTTTATTTCACCTGTGATTGAAATACTTTCTTTCGTTTCTAACATCTGTGATACTCCTTTCTTATCCGTGATATTTGTGAACCAGACCAAGTGCGTCATTGGCTATGGCTAGCACCTCATTGAACATACCTCGACTCTCTTCTTGTACTCCGCCAATCATGCTGTGTATGTCGTTTAGATCATTGCCGTGTTTTTTTGATAAATTGTTATAATTTATATTAAGTGTACTGATACTAGAATTGATGGAGTTAATACTCGTATTTAACTGGTTAATTGCTGACTTCAATTCATTTATAGCCGCTACAATAGATGATTTATTACTAGTCGTTAACGCCGACAAATTACCTGTTTCTGTTTTTGCAGTTGCTTCAGATTTCGTATATACTTCTGACGTGGAATACACAGGTATTTTATTTTTTCGTTCGTCAAACCCATAAGTCGCCATAATTATTTACCTCCTGGAAATGATAGTTGTATGACTCTCTGATAAAAGTATTCGGACAAGCCACCGTGGTTCCAGAGATCATCCACTCCCCGGACAATGATTCCTGTAACCTCGTCTGACTCCATGACAGTTTCCGGTACTCCCGCCGCCGCAAGGTAGGCTTTTACCTCTCCGATGTAATGTTCAATTACACCGGAAGGGTAATTTGGCCCAGTTCCTATGCCCTCTTTTACGGCATTAACAAGTTCACTGTTCATTTTCTTTCACTACTTCTTCCACGAATCCTTTTTCTAAAAGGACTTTTGCCCGGGCCTGTGAAACAGAGATGGTATCCCCGATTTCTAAAATCTTGTTTAATTTCAGATCGTTGTACCTGGTCGTTACGATCAGGTCAACGTTTTTACTTTTCGCCATTCAAAAAACCCCTTTCTACACGGACGGTGTCGTTGCTTTCTTTTTGATTATGTAGCATCCAGAGGTATCCAGAATTTTTCCGTCTACGATGGTAAGCCCTTTGTTGATCCATTCGTTGTTGTCATTATCAAAGTAGCGTATCATTCCAAACTCCATATTTGTGTTAATCGCATAATCCTGCGGCACCCAATAAATTCCTACAACATCACCAGCGGTGGCAGTCTCCACATCCGGGATCAAATCCGGTTCCACCAGGCTCACCTGACGACCGTAAAATTTTCCGCCTTCATTACCGATTTCAATGTCGGTTGCTTCCCTAAATACAGGGCGGTCATTTTTATCTTTCATGGTGAGTAAATACGCCTCCACCGTGGATGCCGGGAATAAAAATTCTCCTGTACCTCTTTTTGACAGCGGAATTTTTGCGAACAGTTTTTTTCTCCACATGGTCCAGTCTGAAAACTCTGCATCCGTCATTTCAATAATATTTGTGACACGCGGGTCCTTTGTAATTCCTAAAAGCTGTCCGGAACCTGAACCGAAGATGATACCTCTGTCCATTTCTTCCAGATATGCTTCGACCATGATCTTGACGATTTCCTGTTCAAACAGGGACAGGGACACGACCTGAGACAAAAGTGTCTGAGCGACACGAATCTCACCGATATTATAAGAGAACTGCACAAATTCCTTGATATCTCCGGCTTTCTGTTTCTCTGATGTGGTTGTTTCAGTGATCCATTTGAAATTCGCCTTGAGTTTTGAAATAGGAAATTTCACACCACCCTGAACATTTAATTTTCTGACCTTTGAATAAATATGACCACGGACTTTTGATACATCCTTGATAAATTCATTCATGATCGTAACGGGGATAATAGCCCCTAAATCTTCGGTAGTGGTAATTCCGGTATCTCCGCCGGCACGTGCAATCAAATCTTTAGAAATCGGTGTTCCTCTCTGCACAAATTCTTTGAAGGCTTTCCGGTATTCCATGGATGAGAACGGCTCATCTGATCTTTCCTCTTTTTTTCCACCGACACCATAGGAAGCTAAAGGACTGCCGCCGCGCAACTGAGTACCATTCGGAATCAGATGTCTTTCACCTTCTTCGCCTTCTCCAGAATTACCATCGTCGTCGATTTTAGCAAGTTCTTTTTCAGCTTCGTCGATCTCATCTCGTAGTTTTGTAAGCGTCTCACCGATAGAACGAACCTCATCCACGGATGTCGATTTGTCAGAGCGTTCCTGCAAATCTTTCATTTCTGCCTTTTTTCTTTCAATAAAATTCTGTAAAAATGTTTTCACTCTAAATTCCTCCTAATATAAAATTTCTGTTTTTCTGTTTTAATAATTCAAGCTCATCACTGTCCAGTGACTTTTCGTTGCTCCTTGCGTTCTCCAACGCTGACCGCGCACTGTCCAGTGTGCTCTTACAACGTGCATTGATTTCTGTACTTTCATACGCCGGAAATGTAACCGCGGAAACCTCAATCACGGTTCCAATTTTGTGAATCCGGCGGGTCGGATGGTCAGATTCAAGGTCCTCCCATTCCTCATCATCTATCGAAAACATGAAGGACATTCCTGAAATGTCTCCACGTTTTACGGCACTGTAAAGATTCCTTGCATCGGAATTATTTTCAATATCCAGCTTCACCCGGATGCTCATTCCGTCCTTATCAACAACCAACTGCATTGTAGAATTTTTATTGTTGTTTCGGCTTCTGGCTAACGGAATCATCGTGGTATCGTGATTCACCAGGAATCGAACATCCTTCAGGTCTGTTTCCTTCAAAGCACCATTTTCTATAATTTCGTCAAACCATCCAAGGTCCGTTCTGGAATCGTAGACAATCGGACGCCCCTCTAAAATGGCCCCGTCTTCATCCTCTTTTGCCCGTACCTCAAATATAAAATTTCTACGCTCCATCTGTTTTTCCCTCCCCTTTCAACTGATACTGCGCGGCAATATCCACATTCACATAATTTAGAGACTGCATCCGGATTCCTTCCAGTTCAGGAAGCGGCATCAACCCAAATGCCCGGCGTTTCTCATTTTCGTACAATGATCCACTGTCACCCATCATCCGGATTGCTTCGAGTTTTTGCTCCGGTGTCAGAAAGATCAATTCCTCCGGATAAAATACAATCTCATTGCCAAACGACCTTTCCCGGTCTGAAAAGAAGACTCTCGTAAACTCTTTTCCCAGGGAAATGACAAGTGGTTCCAGCGTTTTCTGATAAAACGACGCATATTGAGCAGTTGTATAATCCCCCGACAAAATCGGGATGGATACTCCGAAATGCCGGAGAATTTTTGAATCTATAAATTCAAGCGTATCCTTATCGACCATCTTGATTTCTTTTTTCATCGGAATGTAATCCGCCTTTAAATCCAGCGGTAAGAATCCACTTTCATTCGCTTTCAGTTTTGCTTCCAATTCCTTCAGTGCGGCTTCCGTTTTTCCATCATCTAGCATCGTGTTATACTTCACCACACCGTTGATCGTAAAACTTGATCTCATCGCCGCTGACACCCCGTCTAAAAGGTCTTGATTCAACTGCAAAGTCTTCAGTAAAGTATCATTGTCCGGTTGCCCCTGTGCATTACCACCCATGAACTCATTTACCGAATATTTCATTCTCATGTGGACAACATCTGAATATTTCAGAGTCGTTTCGTAATTGTTCGCAAACCGCATTTTTATATATAACTGGTTCGTAGCATCCTGTATAAAATCAACCTGCGTCGGCTGAACCGGGTACAGCCCGGTATAAATCCTTTTATTTTCCAATTCGTAATATGTAGGAATTGCGAAGGCATTGTAATTCAGAAACAGCATCCACATCATTTTTTCCAGAAAATCCGGTGTCGTCATGAGTTCGTTTGGCAGGTCAAGGATTTTCTGAACCCTCTTATCCGTTGCCGGTACGGAATCTCGATCCTTCTGTACGACATGAAGGGGATTCAATTTTTTCATTTCGGTTACAATGCAGGATACCGCCTGTTGGACCACGTCGGATGTATAAATATCCTGTCCAAACTGGGAAAAAATCGGAGTATATCCATTTAACATCGACACATGTTTTGTATTTCTTGGTCTTCGCTTCATGAGTTTGTCCCAGAATCCCACTTACGCCACCTTCCTTTCTATAATTTCTCTAAATTCTGTACGATACCGTCGATACATTTCGTACAGAATGATATTTGTCACGGCCCCGTCGATTCTCTTAGCGGATTCCGCTTTGACACACAACCCCTGACCTTTACTGTTTACTTCCACGCAAGCATTTTTAAAACACCACCGGTCAACCGGATTTTCGTTATAGTTCACAAGCTGATGTGTCAGGTCGGCTTCCAGCAATTTCATCGCATTATTTAGTGTTTCGGCGTTCTGTAAAATCAAAATCAAATCTTCATTTCCCTTCTGCCATCCATAAAACTCCATTCGATTAATCCAGTCTTTTGAAAACCTCTGATCATATCCGCATTTCCACAATTTGATATCATAATCGGTATAGAGTGAGTAAAACCAATCTGCTACGATAGACAAGTCAATGTCATTTCCCTCACTTACTTTCATCAGCCCTGCTCCCGTCCACTCTGAATACCTCGCGCCTGCGTCCCAGTCGGCATTATTTTCAATCTTGCTCTCAGGGATAAAATACTTTGTATGAATGTACTTTGTTTTGTCTCCCTGACGCATCATTAGAATTTTGGCGCATGTAAGGTCTGTTGTTTCAGACAGATCGACCGCACCAAGGCAAATACTTCCACGAAAATCTTCAAGATCATATACCGCTTGGTAATCGTAGTCTTCAAGGTTCAACCAGCTTTGCGCACTGTTCTGCTTTAAATTAAAATCTTTCGACAGCACATAAATTCGATCGACCTTAGATTTCTTCGCTTCGTCCACCTGTTCTTCGAGATATTCCCATTTCTTCACGGTCCCCAGACTTGGGTTGGATTTCTCCCAAAGCCGATTCTTACGGTTCCCATTCCAAACTTCCTGCTCACTGTCCTGGGTATAAAACCAAGGCAACAACCGCTCAGCGGCGGCCCCGTCTTCTTCTTGATTTATTACCGCATACCCTTTTTTGAGTTCTTGATCCAGGTAACCGTCCCGGATGAATCCCTCCGTGGTAATATTAATAAATTTGGGATTGTCCTTTAAGGATTGAGATTGTTCAATTGGCTTTCCGATCGTGTTTTCTTTCATTTCATGACTTTCATCCACGATGGCAAAGTCGATGTTTCGTCCTTCTTTGTTCCGGGTACGATCCGACATTTTAAAAATTTTCGTATTTGATACCCGGTTAAGAATATACTGTTGATTTCGCTTTGTATCCTGATCCTTTGGATCAATTAACATTCGCATTGTGTCAATCGCGTCATAGACAATGCGGGCCTGCGTATCGTCGTTTGAACTGCAACAGATACTTCCGCCCTCATTTCCAAGAATAAATTCTGATAGAGACAGCCCAGAACAGGTTTCACTTTTCCCGTTCTTCCGGGCAATCAGCAACAATAATTTCTTAAATCGGTCAATCCACATACCAAGTTCTTTACTCGGCCGGGCCATTTTGAAACTGTAAAATGCTTCGATCAATGCTTTCTGCCAAAGCATGAGCACCATCGGCTGGTTGTAAAACGGTGATTGGGTAAGTCGAACGCACTGTTGCATAAAGTCAATACGCTCAATCGCATCCCCCGTATCGTAGATATATCGGTCATCCAGCATATCTTCAGACAGGTTGTCAAGTTCCCTCCACAAGTCCTGTCCAATCACGATTTCCCCGGTTTCAGCCTTGGCGCGGTATTCCAGAAGAAAGGAGTTATTCGGCGTCCAAATTTTTTTCTCAGGTAAAATGATCATCCGGACTCACCTCTCGAGCGTATCCACGCGCGAAGTGGTGATTCTTCCATGGATTCGTTTTTATTTGCCTTTTCCAGTGCCTTCACGATGTTTGTGTACTGTTGCAAAAATTCTTTGTACTGCTTTGCCGCCGGTGTAGCCTTTTGCATCCCGGGATTTTTTGGATGTACTTTTATAAACGGTAATTTCCGAAGTTCATCCATCTTGTTTTCTAAGAAAATGAAGTTTTCGATGATTGGTTCAAACATGAGATGATCAGAGTCATCTTCACATAGATAATTCAGTAACTGCTCTTTCCGCTCCATTACAACACCCTCTCCCAAAAATACACGGTAATGTATGGCTGTAAATTCTGAGCGTTGCCGCCGCCAGAACTTCCGATGGAGCCGGAAGGTGTGAAATAATGCTGATGATTTCCGACTGCTGTAATTGATCCTGTAACGCTATGACTGTGTGTTGCGTTTACGGTTAACTGTTTCCATGCATTTGTAGTAGTACCATCAGTCTTGTACTGCCTATTGGAAGTCTTCGTTGACTTCACAATACCGTTACTGTAATTCCCTTGATTCGCCGTGTATAACGATTCTGTTGTACCCGTAAGGGTTTTACTTGCGGCCGTTAGTGAAAATCCGTGACTATGAGAACCGGCATTTTCATCCAAAGCTCTATTCCCGGAAAAAGTATGACTATGGCTTTGTAGTGCCTTATGTCCACCCGGTTTTCGGACGGTGCTAAACTCTGACTGAGAAGTATCCACTCCCACGAGTGTCCGCCCGGTTGCGAACGGCTCCCAAATGCCGCCGAAAATGTAAGTTGGATTTACATTATTAACCGATGTATAAACACTTCCCACCGGCCAAGCGTTCAGCTGGTTTGTTTTTACCTGCCCGATCGCATTGGTAAGGGTGTAATGGTAGTTGTCGGTTTTATTCATGAACAGATTGCTTCCGATTTCTCGGATTTTTGCGATCTGGAAAGATTCACTTGTCTCGAAATCTGTCAAAATCCGAAAACTTAAAGACTCTGATTCATTTCCAGTGTAAAGTGCCTGAGAAATCGTATATTCAAAATGATTTTCCGTAATTTCCACGGTCTGACCTGCAATTTCCATCCTTGGATGATCTGAAGGATTGCACATAACGTATAAAACAATCCGGTTTGTACCGTCGTTGACGTTTTCCACCAGTTCAACTTCAAATTTGTTCAATGTATTGATCATTACGATGTTTTTCAAGTGCTTTCCCTCCTTTTCAAATCTGAAAATCTCATTTTTTCACTTTCTGCGAGAGATGCCCCCTCCCCTTCAGTACTCCAAAGTCCCTTTTAATCTTCAAGGCGGGGGGGCATACTGTCTAAACCAATCGCAAATATATTTCTCCCAATCTTTTTTATTGCGGCCATCCTTCGATTCCTGAAGCCTGCGGATACATTCCGATTTCGATGTATCAATAAAAACTTCTCTGGCCCCCAGTGATTTGATCAACCGTTCTCTTTCACTGATCAGCGCATATCCGCCAACAACATATGCATTGAGCCACCGGCCACGCTTCACTCGAATGTCATCGAGAATTTTGTCTCTCACATCAAAGACAATGCTTTTGAGACGATTTGGTTTTATATATCTCTGGCATCCGCTGACGCACTGCCATATTGAATCAATGTCAAGGATCAAGTCTCCCTCGACCGCCGCATCCTGAACAAACGATGTCTTCCCTGCAAGCGGCGGACCATAGACAAGGAATACTTTCTGTTCTTCATATCCGAGTTTGTGATGTATCTTGTTATGACAGCCATGATGCACCAGCTGAATCAACTTCGGATTCAATGCGATCATAGTATCATGGACATTGATCTCATCAAGCGGGATTGTATGATGACCAATGCAGTCATAAGCTTTCACAATCGGTTTTCCACAGTATTCACAGATGATATTCCCATGCTGATCCACTCGTTCAAGCTTCAGCCGCTCCATAAGTTTCCGCCATGGATTGCCCCGATAAAAACTGAATACATCACCACTCATTTTGAAATGCTCCTAAACTCTTTGCTAAATTCTCCGATGCTCGGATACGTTCCTTCATCTCAACATTCTTGTTCCGGATCACATTCGACCACCATGCCTGTATTTCTTCCACCTCCATGATGTCCCGGCAGTGGCTTCGATTCTCATTCAGCCACTTTATATATTCCTGGACATCCCGCCTTGCCACCAGCTTGTAAGCATTGCCTCTGGCATATGCTTTTGAGTATCCCGCGGCAATGGCGGATTTCTCGGCGTTACCCCCACATTTCCCGCAATAGTTCAAAGCCACTAATTTTAATTGCGGTTTTAATTTAGGCTCATCTTTCAAACTTTCTTCAGCTTCCCTTCTTTCAGCAAAGAGAGCATTTTAATGTTCTGTGCGGCAGTGCCGGCATAACTCTTGATACCGTTCGCTTTTGCGATCTTCTTACGAAATGAATAACTATTGTCCACACCGATTGCCTTTAACCCTTCGGCAATAGATGTCTCTTTCTTCCCGCACTTCTTGTAATATTTAGCCGGTGCCTTTTTAGCCGGTGTCTTCTTCACCTCTCCGAAGGCCGACGCAATTTTCTGAGCCACGTTTTTGGCCCCGATAATTTTATACTGACCTGCGTCTTTCCCATCGACGAAACAGATTTCTAAAAGGAAGGCCTGCATGGAAGTTTTCCGGATTACACGAAGATCACTTCCATCTTTACATTCTCCGGAGTTCCGCAGAGTAAAGCCCAGCTTACTCACTGCCTTTACGGCTTTTACCGCGCGGTCAAGCTGTTTGCCGCCATATGTGAATACCTCTGTCCCGTTTGCACTTTTAGAATCTGCGCTATTAAAGTGTAAGGAAATAAACATGTCACATTTATTTCGATTCGCAATGTCAACAGCTTCGTCCAGATATTCGGTCTGTGTCGAAGCCTTATCTACGGTGCAGTCGATAACCGTATGACCCTGCGCACGCAACAGCGGCATAAGGTAACTTCCCACAACTCTTGTCTCTTTCGATTCATTTAATTTTCCAACGGCACCGCTTCCCGGTCCATTCTTTGTATGTCCACAATTAACTCCAATTTTCATTTATTCAACCTCCAATGTCTCAATTTCTTCCTTCATCTTTGTAACCAGGCCGTTTCCGCCAAGGGCTTTGTATGCCTGGTACATCTTCATAAAATTTGAATAGGCGTGCGTGGAGATCCTGCCGCTCGGATAATACCTGTCGTGATATTCAATCAGTTTGATCATAAGCAGGTATTTAATTCCGTTTGCCATGGCTTCCTGAATGGTCATGTTCTTTTCCTTGCGACTATCCCTCAATCGCCGGTTTTCCGTGATTAAATTCCGGATAATAAAACCCAGGACTCCGACCGCAAGCGACAACACACAACTAACGATTTGTTCCATTTCCCACCTGCTTCACGATCTGATTCACATACACTGATCCGCCGGCACAAAGAAGCCCCTGCGTGATGGCCGTAAACACCTTCATGAAAATATTTCCGTCCGGCGTAGTCCCGGCAATATAAAGTCCTGCGAAGATCACTCCGACGATTCCTAAAATGGCCGGGATGTAATTGTCCGGAATTTTATTTGCTTTCTTTAATCCGACACCGACGATATATAAGACTGGAAGTAACACCAGCAGTTCCGGTTTGATTAGTTCCTGTAATTGTTCCATTTGCGTTCCCCTCCGTTTGATTTTTCTATATCATACCGCCGGGCAATTCATGTTAAAATGGTGCCCATATGGGCACCTATATAATAAGGAAGAAATACGCACAAAAATAGCCTTACCCTAACATCACATAGGGTAAGGCTGTAAAACCGTTTTTAAGGCTGTCTGTGTGCGTTACAGAGGTACATCCTTATACGCTTCTTCATATACTTTTAGACACAACCGCTTCTTATTGCGACTGATCGTTCTCATATCGCGATCTAAGATTTCTGCAATTTCTTCAATCGTATGACCTTCGT